ATTGAACTTGTCTTTTAAGAACTGCGGAAAGGTATCACTTACAGCGTCACTTATATGGTCATATAGTTTCACAGCACTATCCAAGTTTAATTCTTGTCCTTCTTCTAGTGCTGGAACTGCTGTAAAGTAAACAGAGTCAGTGTCACCGTATATAATACATTCGCCTGTATGATCGTATTCGCCTATAAGCATTTCGTTTGTCTTTGCCGCCATGTGCTTAGTGATAGCTCGACCTGTTAACGTAGTACTCTGTCCGATACGTTTGTCATAAAATCTACAACCCGGATTTAATATCGCACCGTACAAGCTGTTCAGGTTAATCTTCTTAACAAGCTGTCGCTTGTCCCAAAACATTGTATCTTCTTTAGTAGTTGCTTCACGTTTCTTAGCTTGTAAGTCTTGTCGTTCTGCATACCAACGTTCTAACAATCCCGGAACAATGCCCTGGAAGTCTGATTTAAATATAGTACCATTTGCGCTAATGTTCCAAGGCTTGCCACCGTTAAAAATAAGATTATGTATCTCAGCACCTGTACATTCTATACTTTGGCCATCTACCATATCTAATGTTAATGCGCACTGTGTATCTTTGGCCATAACGTATTCATATTCGTTAGTACCAAACTTACCGGACCACGCATCTGCGAATGAAGATTTCTCTAAAGTCATTTTGCTTTGGATTTCGTCGTCTGTGTGATTAGTGCGTACCTGCCCGACAATCGTTTCGGGCGCCATGTTAAGTGCGCGGAACACACTAGGGTATAGACTGTTCAAGTCCGAACTGCCTACCCATTCGTGAAATCCCTTTTTAGGAAATGCTACGTAAGCACCCGCCGCTTGTGTATCAAGTTCTTCCTTGCCTCGTACTCTGTCCGGCACAACGAATCCACGTCTGTGTGCCTCGTTAATAATTGCTTGCTCAGTAGTTGCCACCGCGCCCATTGTTGTAGGAAGTAATACAGTGTTATCGTGCGCAATAGTGTTAGCAAGGTCAATAAACTGTAACTTCTTATCTAACTTGTCTAGCAACATAACGTCTTGTATGTTATATTCTAAAAACTTCTCAAAGTCATGATTGTAAAGTCTATCTAAGCTACCTTCGTATGCGACTTTTGTTTCGCCTACTTCCATCTCACCAATAAAGTCAAGTCTGTAACTGTGCCTTTCTTCGTAGTTAAACTTCATGTAAAGTTGCATGTAGTCCAAATGCACACGACCAGTTAAGTCATATGTTATTTGTTCTGCACCGTATCTTTCAAATGTACGCTTTTTGGGGAATTGGTCGAATAAGGAATAACGTCTCGTTGCGTTCTTACCCATTGTGCGTATGGTACGATTAACCATGTAAGGAATATCGTAACCTTCACTGTTCCACCCGCTAATAATATCCGCATCCTCAATTAATGTAAGGAATACATCTATCATCTCTGCTTCGGTTCTGTAAAGAATTACTTCGGGCATCTTCTCTGCAATGCTGTTTGCTTGTTCCCAAGTTAATGTCTTGGGCGGCACTGCTAAACACACCATTGCGTCTAGCCATTGTAAATATACGCCAATAGCAGTAATAGGAGTGAACGGATCTGAGGGCGAACTGTAACCACGCAACGGGTCAAAGTCCACCTCAATGTCCACAAACGCAGTATGAAGCACTGGTGTGTCTACTCCGTTGTAATGTTTTGCTAGGGTTTTGTTTACTGGCTTGATGTCGCTTTCGTATAGACCGTTATGTCTATTCATTGCCACATTTTTCTTAAACTCGCTATTGTTCTTACAGCGTACTTCAGTTACACTATCTCCGTATATACTTCGCTGTTTTCCTCTAGGGTCTTTGTAATAAAAATTGTACTCGGGTTTAAGTTCTTGAATAACTCTCTTCCCGTTAACTCGTTCGACGACCTGAATGGTATCAGACGTCTTATCAAAATACGCATCAATATAGCACATTAAAATCTCTCCAAAATGATAAATAACTTACGTACATACTTATTACAGGAAATCGTATTATGAGTGCTAAACAGGTATCTGCGCAAAAAGCGAGATTCGAAAAAACACGTAAAACAAGACAAGACAAATTTATTAATAAAGCTATTAAAGTTCATGACGGGCTTTACGATTATTCTAAAGTATTTTATACTCGTTCCCATACGAAAGTTATAATTGTTTGTAAAAAGCACGGAGAATTCCTTCAGCGCCCTTGCGACCACGTCAATTCTAAACAAGGATGTCCTTCTTGTGCTCATACTGTTCCTTTAACTCTTTGTGATTTCCAAAAAAGAAGTGATAAAAAATTTGATGGTAAATTTAAGATTATTTCTTTTACCGGCATTAAACACCCTTCTGTTATTGAATGTAATTTACATGGTGAATTCACTTTGCCTAGGGCTGAGAACCATACATTAAACGCCGGCGGTTGTCCGCAATGCCATTTAATTTCTAGACTAGACAATCTGAAACCAGGACGTACTAGCAAAGCTGAAACTGAATGGCTAGATGGCTTAAACATTCCTATCCGCCAACATTATATAACAATTGGAGACAAGACTATTATTGCTGATGGATTTGATCCAGCAACTAATACCGTCTATGAATATTATGGAAGTTTTTGGCACGGTAATCCTAATGTTTATCCTCCGAACGAAATGAATTCGAAGTTAGGCGTAACGCATGGCCATTTATACGAAAGAACGCTAGAACGCGAATCTTTAATTAAATCAGAATACCATTTAGTAACTAAATGGTCGTCAACGTAACTCATTGTTTTCTCCAAGCGCCGATTTTTGGCAGACGCAACACCTTATTATTGTTCTTGCTTAATACGTAATTTACGCAAGGCCGCAAGTTGCCTTTGTCCTTCTTTACTAATTATAATATCCGCAGATTTTACCGTCGCGATACCGGCACTTGTAATTTTAATATCTATCATTAAAGAGTTTTGCCGACTGCTTCTAGAATAGTTTCTAGCTCATCAAATTTATCTCGTTCTTCGCCAAGTTTTGCTTTGTGCGCAACGGAAATTGCCTTGTTGAGAATGGTAGCTTTAATATCCATTTCTTCAGCAATTGCTTTTACTGTATCTCTTAATCCTTCTTTGAGAGAATCGACTTCGTAGCTAACTTGGCATCCTTCGTCGATTAGTCTTTTTAGGCGGGCTACTTCTTCTGCGTTAAATGAACGGTTGTGTGACATTTATATCTCCTGTGTGTTTTGTAGTTATATTTATTAGTACAGGATATAGTATAGCAGTTTTTTAAGTTATGTCAAGTTGATTAATTTGATAGAAGTAAGAACATTGCCAGTACCGGTTGTCTTCTTGGCCGCAATTGTAACAACATCGGAAACACCGTCCACTGTTCTACCTAGCTGTCTTTGGAAAACAGCCAGTGTGTCCCCGGAATTAACAACTGCCGCAGATTGGTTTGTAGATGAAGCAAAACTATAGTCTATAACTAACCCGTTAGCTAACGTTGTTGCGGCAGTATCAATGTCTACATGAGAAAAAGAACTGTCAGCAAAAGTGGCACCAGTTAGGTCTGCGTTTAGGAATAACGCGATTTCATAAATACCAGTGTCCTCTGGGAATACTTGATATGCCCCGGGAATAATAGCCGCATTTAAGTGTGCGGAATCTAGTCTCACTGAAACAATCGGAGTCCAAGCAACACCAATAGATTTAGAAGGCCCTAAGTACCACTCTCCTGTGCCTACTGGGTTAAACCCGCCCTCGGAAATTACAGTAGAACAAATTTGACCCATTACAGAATCAGAATCAGTTACGCCTGTATTAACAATTTCATAACGTAGCGGTAACGTAGCCGTAGTCATGTAGGTTTGGCTAATTTCATTTGCGTGGTGGAATTTATGTACAGTAATATACGAACCGTCAATTATAAAACCACATCGAGCAGTACCTGCGCCTAACCATTCTACATCCGACCAAAAAATTTGTATTTTAGATAGGTCTAATGTTATCCCGGACGGCCCTGTGCCATCTAGCGGATCACCTGACCAGTCAGCTTGGGCAACTCTAGTCTCAACAAGCGACCCAGTAGAGTATGACCGTAATACCATATTAATATCTAGGCCGTCTTGTTCTACGTAAATACCGTTTTCTGTAGTAAACATACCTGCACGTTGGCGTAGATTTGCTTTAGGTTCGTCCATTACTACAGTTGAAAGTTGAAGCAACCCTTTACCTGGTTGGTAAGGGAATACCCGTTTTGTTTCCCGTATAATAGTATCGCCTGAGCTAGTGCCTATAGTCAGTTCCATTGTGGATGAATTGGCATTGTGAGCGACGGTAACATTCCCAGAAGTATTAACAATGTTAGAACTCCATTCGCGATTCTCTTCAAAAATATGTGATGATTCGAACAGTGTTATCGGTTGGGCTACACGTAAACGACCAAATGCGTCTCGCGCACTACCGTTTGATGTTGTGCGTAAAGCAGGATGCCCATCAGCATTTAATTCCATGCCGTAATGTGGCCCACTTAGTATTATATCTGTTGGATGTGTATAACCTGCCATTATTAATCTCCCGAATTATTTAACTGTAGTCGACCTCTATCCAATCGGTGGAATCACCGGTTTTCATAATAGTAGGAGGGTTGCCTAACAGCTTGATAGGTTTTGGACCAGTGTAGGTCCATCGTTCGTTGGATGTTGAACCACTGCCTGGTTCTTGTTCTTTTACTGCCCAGCCTAATTTTCTTAGGTCGCCCCAAGCAAAGTTGCCTAGACTATAAGAGGCGTCTCTTATCTCAGGAACCAATCCTTTTTTTATTACATCCGAAAGGTAAGCAAGACGTTGGTTATCTTTGTCTTCCATGGATATAATATCACGGTCTTTGCCACGAGTAGATATGTCGCGATCTTTGCGCTTGTATTCATCTTTCTTATAAAATATTTCTGCTATTCTCATATCTCTACACTTGCTTCAAATTCAAAATCGAAATCAAATTCTTCCTCTAGTTGTTTAGCTATTAAATCGCCTTCTTCTTCGTCTATGTCTTCTTGTAGTACGATCTCGTAAACGTTGTGCGTTTGTTCATCTGGGTCAGTGTACCCTATTACTTCTATACTTACTTTGCCGCCAGCTTCGTCGCTGTATGCTGTTACTAACTTAGCCGGGGTTACACTTTGTACAATGTCAAAGTATGTGATTACAGTTTCGTCGTCTAACTCCTGCGGAGTTACTAACCTGCAAAAGTGTTTTATAAAATTCATTAGTTTTTGCCCATCCACGTAGTAAAGCCAAAAAAGGCACCCACGATGCTTGCTTGCGCAATATAAAACCAGCCTATAGGTTCGTTAAGTGCGGTTAATTTGCCATCAGAAATATCAGCTAATAAAAGTACCGCAGTAACAACTAACATAGATATCATCGCAATCCACGCCATTCGTTCCTGGGTTTTAGCTTTTTCTTCGCGGCTTTTTATTTCAAAGATTTCTCTACGTAATTTGAGATCTGTTTCAGAAACGTTGCCGTCGTCGTCTAAGTCAAAATTATCCAGATTTATATCCTTATCTACCATGTAACGACTCCCTTTACCTATATCGTTACTTGTATTTATCAATATAAACTAGATTTTTTTGATGTAGATAGGGCTCCGTAAAACAGTCTCTTTGAACTTACTATACGGGCTAATTGCGTGGGGTAGTTTGATTTTGCCAGTAACTGTGTAGGCGTTGCTGACTTCAATTTTTTTATGAGTAAAGAATTTAATGATGTGTTTGTTATCTAAACTGCCTACAACAAGGTAACTAGATGAGTTAGGAAGCCACTTTAGGTATTCTACAACAATGTTAAATGACCCATCTTCTCCGTCTTGGAACTCGCTAGTCTCGCCTAATTCGCGTTCTCTCTTTTCCCAGTCTTCAGCTATCTTTTTTGATTCATATACATTAGGTAAACTAGAAGCTATGCCTATATCAGCAAAACGCACTGTATCGCTTGTTACTAACTTGAGGGTCTTTTGTTCCCAGTCGGACAAATCGCGTTCCATCTTTTTCCATGCTAAACCCGTAAGCAATTCGATAATAGCATTTGCTTGTTCTACGTCGTCGCTTGTTACATCAACTTGGTTCTCGCCGTAAAAATGTTCGTATAACATATCGCTATTTGACACTCCGGAGGCGGTTGTTCCCTTTTTAATATAGCCGCCTTGTAGTTTCTGTATTGCGCAACTTGCCGCTATTACTTCTCTTACTGGATGTTCGATATTAGGCATGCGGGCCTCCTGCTAGTTTTTCTTCTGCAACCCCTAGTTCTACATCGGATACAGGTACGGCTTTTATCCTCTTAATTTTTCGACGCTCGTGATATTCTGCAAGTCTTTTGTATGCGGCCTCTATTGAATTAGTTTGTGCGTAAGACTCAATGTGTTCATTGGTGTGCCACCAATGAAAATTGCTACCGTCTCGGCTGAGGTACTCTTTTATCGGATACGTCCAAATGAAAAATTTCTCGATTCCGTATAAACCGTTACTAAATTTTACTATTCTAATTGTAGGTTTAAAAATCATGTCGTTTTAAGAACCGCTACGGTTCTCTCCTGTTATGTGATTGTAAATTTCCAGCCAATTTGTGACTACCTTTGCGCTACCGTCATACCGTAGATTATGTTTGTGTTCCATTAGATAACCGTCAAGGCCAGCTTCGATACCTAAATCTACGTTAACTGGGTGATCTTCAATCCACGGAACATTTCCGTACTTAGCGTACAATTCTATTAGTTTCTCTTCTTTTGTTTCGTTTGTTTCTAAGCATATAATTTCGTCAAAAATGTCGCCAAACAATTTAACAAGATTTCTGCGTCTTAGCTCTACAGCATGAGGTTCTGTGCCAAACGATGTAAGCACAACAAAACGATATCCGTGATTCTCATGTAACAATTTTACATAGTATTGGGCATCACGGTGGGGAGGTAAAAAGCCAATAGCCGCGCTCGCATTAAATTCTTTTACGTGAATCATGCCGTCGTCTAAGGCTGGGTACTGTTTGGATATATCGTAATACTGCTTGTATCCGATATCTGGAACGTTGCCGCTGAATTGCATCCATTCGTGAAAAGCATATTCCCACGAAAGTAATACACCATCTGCGTCCGTTAAAATTACGTTGGACATTTTTCTACTCTGTTGTTAGTGTGTAACTATTATAGCACTATGCTAGTGCCTGTCAAGCATTAAGTTGAAAGTATAACTCTTGTTACCTGTCCGTATGTACCTAAATAAGTGGAGCCATCGCCAACTGTTTCCCTGTCCATATATACACGTAGCCAAGCAAAGTTGCCTTGTACTGTGTATGCTTCGGAGCCATTTGCCCAGTTAGGGTCAGCTCCAAACTCAACATAAATGCCTGTACTGTCTGACGTAAATGCTGTGCCTGAAACTGAAATCGGAAGAATGTCAAACCAATCTGTGCTAGTTGGAGTTAAACTAAGAGTGCCCTGGATCCTTACCTTGCCAACATAATCTGCGTAGGTTACTTGAAGTGTATGTAACCCGTCAGTATAACCGTAGTAGCTATCAGCTTTAACTTCGGTACTATATGTATTCATAGCAGTACCAGTTGATTCTAGTAATGTTATGTGACGTCTATTTATTGGCATGGTAAGTCTCCTTGTTTAACTATTTATCAATAATAGTTATTTGGACACCCCCTCAACTTCTACATCTTTTGCTATAACTGCTACTTCAGGTGCTTTCTCGTCAAATACATATTCGCCGACTTTGTACCCAATAGTAATAGTAGTATCTTTGAGACCATCAAACAAGATCTTACGACTTAACTGCTTCTTGATTTTCTCTTCGAATACTCTCTTAAGAGGCCTTGCTCCCATGCTAGGTTCGTACCCATCATGCGCTAACTGTACTTTAGCTTCCGCGTCAATTTCTATAGAAATCATAGAACCGTTTGCGTGTAGCATGTCGTTGGTCTCACTAATAAGACGATCAACAATCTTAAGCATTAACGGAGGGGATAGTTTGTTAAACTCAATTACCGAATCAAGCCTGTTTCTAAATTCAGGTGTAAAGAACTTTTCAACAGCGTTGCTAACTTCGTCTGTCTTTTCCTGTGCGCCGAAGCCAATACGTAGCTTCTCGCTATCTGCCGCACCCAAGTTACTAGTCATAAGCAATACTACGTTGTCGAAAGTAACAGTCTTGCCTGTTGCTCCGGTTAACTTGCCATCATCCATTACTTGTAACAAGACTTGTAATACTTCTGGCGCCGCTTTCTCTACTTCGTCTAACAGTAGCACACAGTTGGGAGAATCTTCAATAGCCGCTAATAGCTGGCCTTGTCCCATCTTACCTTCGCCGTGACCAATGTAGCCGGGAGGCGCGCCAATCAACTTACTTACACTGTGACGCTCTTGGTATTCACTCATATCAAACTTAACAAGTTTTGATTCCATAAACTCAGCAAGTGCTCTAGCTGTTTCAGTTTTGCCTGTACCGGTGGGACCTACAAGCAAGTAACTACCAATCGGCCTATTAGGTTCACGCAGGCCGGCTTTAGCAACAAGGATGTTTTCGACAATCTTGTCAACAGCCTGATCCTGTCCGAACACTTTAGTCTTGACCCTTGCGTCGAGCTCTTTGTAGCCTTCAGTCTTTTCGACGTCAATCATGCCTTCGCTAATCTTACTAACCTTGCTTAGGACTGCTGTTACGTCATCAATGCCGACTACTTTACGTCCTGCAAGTTTTACTTTGGCACCTGCCGCATCCATAATGTCAAGTGCTTTGTCTGGGAAGTGTTTGTTCTTAATATATCTATCAGTCATATCAACCAGTTTGTCGATTATGCCATCTTCGTAAGACACGACGTGGAACTTTTCGTAATGCTCTTGCAGTCCGGTACAAATGCGCTTAGTGTCTTCAATGGAAGTTTCTTCAATATCCAGTCTAGCAAATCGACGCATAAGTGCGCGATCCTTCTCAAAGCTACTAGCAAACTCGTCCGGAGTAGTAGCACCAATTGTAAGCAAACGTCCTTTGCCTAGTACAGGCTTAATCATGTTAGCTACGTCTACGCTACTATTGCTGCCAGCGCCCGCACCCATAATCATGTGTATCTCGTCAATAAACAAAATAGCATCTGGGCTTTCTTCTAATGTTTCTAATACTGTTTTGAAGCGTTCTTCGAAATCGCCTCTATAGCGTGTACCTGCAAGCAAGTCGCCAATGCTAAGGCTGTACACTGTTTTAGTTTGTAGGAGTTTGGGTACTTGTCCGTCGACTATTCGTTTAGCTAGTCCTTCTGCGATAGCAGTTTTACCTACACCGGGTTCGCCGACAATCACGCAGTTGTTTTTCTTGCGCCTTGCCAGGATATGTACAAGTTCGTCTACTTCGTGTTCACGTCCAATTAGAGGATCGATTCTGTTTGCTTGTGCTTCTTTGTTGAGGTTGCGTGTAAACTCCTCTACAACTTCTGCCTTCTTACCTGAACGTTGTTTCTTTTCGAGATAGTCAACTACGTCAGTTCGTCTTAATCCGTTAAGCTCGGAATAAAACTTAGCGAAACTATTGTCCTCACTTAGCAAACTTACAAGTAAATCAATTGGCAAGATTTCGTCTCGTTCTGAGAACATAACTTGTGCGATAGTTCTTTGTATTACACCTTCGAGCGCAGTAGTTTTCTTTGGGGTGCCTTTGCTACCGTTTCCATTTACCATTCCGTTGTAATTGGCATTCATTAAATACGAAGTTAGGTCGGATTCGATTTTACCTGGATCACCACCTACTTCCTTAACAAATTTGCGGGCGTCTGGATCTTGTATTAACGCTACCATTACATGCTCGCACGTAACATACTCGTGTTGCATACCGGCCGCTAATACTACGGCATTTTGAAAAATATCATCTACTTGTTTACTGTCCATCTAATTTACCTCTAAGTTTATTTAAAATTTCAATATCGTCTTTGTCGGTTATAGTAGGAACTGTTACTTCAATCATAACATTTAAGTTACCTACTGTGTTATTATTTGGGTTTGGCATTCCCAGTCCTTTTAGTCTAACGTTGTTTGCCGGTTGCACACCTGCTGGTATTTCTACTTTGTATTTTTTGCCTGAAATATGCTCTATGCTTTTTGATATTCCGGTCATAGCCTCTATCGCATTTATTGTAACTTTTATGAATAAGTCATCTGCGCTTCTCCACCATGTGTCGTCTTGCTGTGTCATTACAGTAACATACAAGTCACCGGGCGGAAACTCTGCCCATCGTTGAGGACCGTGCCCTGGAATTTTGAACTTAGTACCGTCTCGTACACCTGCTGGTATGTTTAGCTTAACCTGGCCTGATTGTAAATTGAGAGGAAACTCTCCGCCTGTAAACGCATCCTTAAGTGAAACTTCGACGTGCATCATTCCGTCCGGGTTTTTATGTACTTGTCGTCTTGCTCCTGCTTGGCGGAAAATGTCATCAAACGGGTTTCCGCCTCCACCGAATACATCCTCAAATTTTGGACGGGGATTGTCGTGCGCTTGCTTTTTGGCATCATCCCCCAATACATCGTATGCTTCTTGGATCTTTTTGAATTCTGTTTCATCGCCGCCATTCCTGTCAGGGTGATGCTTCATAGCCAATTTACGATACGCTTTCTTTATATTGTCTTTGGAGGCATTTTTGTCAACACCGAGTACAGTATAATAATCCATATAGTTATTATAACACCAAACGCTGGTTTGTCAAACTTTATTTTCCTAAACGGAATACTTTTTGGAACCAGTTTCTGTTGTCAATTTCGACTTCGGGTTCTTCTGCGTCTACAGCGTCCAATTGCATCTGTTGGTATGCTTCGTTCTTATCTAACCAAGTGTCTTGCGCTGGTGCTTGGGTAGCGTTTCTGTAGTATAGAATGATTTCTTTTTGTTGGGAGACATAGCGTTTAATCTCTTGTAAATTATACGTTATGTTTTCGTAGGTAGATGGGGTAACAGCAAACACAACAAAGTCTCCGCTGAAATCTTTTATCTCTTGTATCTTCTCGTCCAAATTCTCTTCAGTAAGTACAAACCATGTTACTTCATCTAATTTAATAGCTGGCGGTAATGGAGGTTGGTATACATCTATTTGGACTGGCCTCGTAACTACTTGCACAGGCGGCAGTGGCTGTGGCGCGGATTGAAATAGTGCGCAACTAGAAAGTAACGCAACTATTCCAAATACTAAAATTAATTTAAGTGTCCGTGTGTCTTTGATTTTCATTTTTGTTTACTTTCTTCTTATCTTGTATTCTTTGTATCTTATGTTTAGCAGTTAGCTCGTAATGCTCATTGTCTCCTGATTTACGCATTATGGTTATATCATATTTCATTACAATATAGTCCAAGTATGCATTAATTTTACGTTCAACGAACACGCCTAACTTTGTAGTAAAAAACCACTTGGTTAACACGCTACTTAGCAACTGTCCTAGCCAAAATACAAATACGCCTATTATCCAGGGCATCGCACTCTCTTATTAAGTTATGAGTTGTTGCTACCGTGTGTTTGCGCTGTCTGTTTCTATTTGTGTAAATACCTCTTTAGTACCGTTGTTAATGATAGGCTCGATGAGGCCAGGTTTTGCGAGTGCTAATCTTTGTAGATCATGCCTACGGAAAACACTAAGATATTCGTCTTTCTCGTTCTGTAATGCATCATTTTTTTCATCTAGTTGGGTGATGCGTATTGTACGTAATTCCAACTCTCCTTCTAACCCACTAATGGTTTGTAGGTTTTCCGCCTCTGCGGCTTGATAGGCCGAGACTTGGTTTGTCATTTGTTGTATGGTGGCTTCCTGCGCGGCTATTCTACTCTCTAGTTTATTTACAACAAGTTTGTGTCCAGCAAAGGCTAACATAATAACTATCACCGCTACCGGCAATAGTTTCATATATCCAATCAATCCTAGCATGGTTTAGTTACCAGTATATTTTTGTCGGAAGGGTTGTATATAACAATATACTGATCTATAGCTATCGCTTTCATTTCGCCTAACATGCTTCGTAGTGTTTTAAATAAATGTAAATCATAATCTTCGCGTATAGCACTTTCATTTATGCTTAAACTATCTAGTATGTCTGGGCCGTAACCGTAATCTACTACTTGTAATTTTGTAGCGCCACGTGCGTCCCTTAAGTTAATGTGTCCTTCTTCTATAGCAACTTTTAACAAATTACTTTTACTTAGGAACTCCATTATTTCTTCGTCTTTAGATTCTACGTTTGCTACGTCTTCTGTATTTAATTGCATTAAGTATTCCTTGTATTCGTCTGCTGTTTTATATGTGTCAGCATCTTGTTGGATTATATCTTCTGCTTCAGCTAACGGAACATAGTCATCTATATACGGAGTTTTAATTTCCCAAACAAGTTCACCTGCTACTCTTTCTATTTCGCCTACAAGCGTATTAATAGTATTAACAAGTTTGTCGTTACGATCAACTTCTATAAACACCATATAGTAGCCGTCTTCATTTGGATTAGGAGACACTTCTACATCTCTCCACTCAGAGGCACTGCCGTTTAAAAAATTGTATAAGTCTTTGCCTGCTGTTTCTTGTACTACATAAAAGCCAATTACAGCAACATCTTTCTCATCGCCTGTTTTAGGTTCAAACTCGTCTAGGCTAATTTTCTTTAGCATAGTATCTGCTAGATCGTTTTCTCTAAGTGCCATTAAAATTGCTCCCCGCCTTCTATACCTAAATCATCTACTGGCTCCTCTACTGGCGCATTAACTGCCATCTCTGCGTCAGGGCCAGCATCCGCCATATCTATGTATGAATTATCCTCTACTTCTACTACGTTATCATCAAACTCGTCAACATAGCGTCTAGGCATTTTAATTTCAACTACCCAGACTTGCTCAGACTTTGTTTTTGCTCTGTATCTAGGAGCGCCATCATCGCCTGCTTCGACAACTAAGTCTTCAAAGTTTCTAACTTTTATTGGGGAAATTAACGTATCTTTATTAAACTTAACTAGGCAATCACGTGCTAGTAGACGCTTTGCACCGGCAGGATCGGGCATTTCTTTGGCGGTATACATTAGCTTAACGGTAATGTAATGTCTGCCTAAATCAGGGCCAGCTAGTATTTCACCCTCGTCCCAGTTCTTATAAGCATAAAGATCCATATTATCTAGTGTTTTTTCAAACTCTAGAAGCATATCTAACAACGTATTCGTTTCCGAGACCTTCTTTATCTGGTCGTTTAACATTTTAACTGCTATAGTCATAATAATTCCTGTTGTTTAATACAACTATTTATCTAAAATATGATAAATAATAGTGTAGTTCGCGTACTGGCATACCAACTACTCTAATACTAACAAGGAGTATCAGCATGTATATTTATATAGTTTACAAGACAACAAATCTAATCAGTGGCAGATTCTATATCGGACGCCACAAAGTTCATAAAGACAACATAGAAGACGGATATTTAGGCTCCGGCATTGCTATACGAGATGCTATCAAAAGCTACGGCAAAGAGAATTTTATCCGAGAAACCCTATACCAATTTGACTGCGAAGAAGATGCAGTTAGCAAAGAAGCTGAGATAGTACATGAGGGTGTAATGAATGACCCTCGTTGCTACAATCTATGTACCGGCGGCAATGGTGGCAGGAAGCATAGCAAAGAAGCTAGAGCAAAGATATCAGCGGCCCAACTCGGCCACAAAAGAACAGGCAATTTTAAAGGTTTTAGAGATTGCACACACACCGAAGAGACAAAAAGAAAAATCTCGGAAAACAAGAAGAAATACTATCAATCCGAGGAAGGAAAGAAAGCCAAAGATGCGCTTAGGTACAAGCGTACTCCGGAAATGAGAAAGAAAATGAGTGAAATTAAGAAAAATATAAGTGACGAGACAAGGCGTAAAATGAGCGAAGCTGGTAAAGCAAGGTGTGCGAGAGAAAAAGCCGAACGATTAAGTTCGGCTTGAATATGAGTAGAGTTTACTTATTTTCCGGTCACATTTAGCCGGGGATACATACCGACATTCCACTTTATGGTTTGAAGGTAATCTTGTTCTAATGCTTTGTGTATTTTAGAACCAATTTGTTTAGGTGTTCCGATTATGTTTACTTCTTTGATTATGATTGGACACTTTTTGGCCCAGATAGAAACTTTATCGTCTCGGACGCTATCTTCTAACTCTTTTCGTATTCTGAAATCAGTATCTGATTCGGTAGTTCCGAATCCACGTAGTCGTCCCATCCTACATTTGGTGTTAATTATAGGCTGTACTTCTTCGTATTGGTCGGATTCCCTGATCGGTTCTATCCCTAGGACATTACCTGTTTCACCTATCTTTACTATCTCATCCCCGTCTACAATTGCGTACACCCAGCTAGTATGGTTAGAATACATTAAGATTTCATTTATATCTTCATACATCCATCGATGGTCGTAGTACTCCCAGTCGTCTTGCACATCAGCTAACTTTTTGAAGCCATCATCGATATATGATGCGATATCTAATACTTTTGGAATTTTCATAATTATCCTAGTTAAGTTAAAAATAGTAGTATACACAAATTAGCATACCTGTCAACCTTTATTCTGATGCCTTTTTACTAAACTGCCAATCTTTGTTGATATGCGTTTTAATATGATGGCATGTATGACATAGAGTTTGACAGTTTTCGGGGCTATTGTTATCGTGATTCCCGTCCTTATGGTCCACTGATAGTAGCTTATTTTGACAACGCTTCATATCATTTTCATTTTCGAAGTCATCGACCTCAAATCGTTCTGTGTCTTTATACGGGTTATATCCGCATTTCTCGCACTGGTCTTTCTTATGGTAAGTATACTTACGATTAGCATACGCATTACCGCCGTGTTCGTTTAATTGACGTTGGTGCTCTCTGCACAGAGTTTTATTACCGGGGCCATAGCAAGTGGTTAGAGGGCTATCACAGCCCTCTACCTCGCATATAATTCCTTTCTCTTTTGCAATTAACCAAACTGGTTTAGCCTTTAAGCTATTCGGATCCTTGATCATTTCCAAAGATCCTTAGCCAGTACAGTAAAGCCGTTGTTCGGCGAGTACGATGGTGTCTTTAGCTTAGTACTTTTATTGAGTTGAGCAATAAGAAAAGGTAAGCCAGTGCGCATTTCTGTAGTAAATCCCTTCAGCCCGTGCTCCTGGTAGCTTTCCGGATTAGCATGTTCATACCAACGGGTATAAGATAATTTAACCTTGCTCCAAAATCTACCGTTCTCGCTAAAGTCGCCTTCGAAATATTTCTTGGTGAACTGTGCAAATTCGTTGATATACGCACTATCGACTTTAATCTTTTGTTCGTGGCACAGATTAAAGTACTCGTACAATTGCCTTGCTTCCTTTGCATTTACAGCACGGTTTTGTCCAAGTTCTGTCCAGTAGTCTGCAAACATTCTTGTTACTGCAACAGGCTTTGCTTTCGTAAGATCTTTGGTCATAATGGTGTCAGATAACAAAGAAAATGCACCCGGGCGATCGCTATCGCCGTATTTTTTATTAGTAGCAAACAAGCCTGCTTTTTCAAAAAGCTTCTGTTTTTCGTTTGCGTCTTTCCATGTTTTTTCTGTTGCTCCGTCGACACGTACACCAAAAACCATTTGCTTAAAGATATCGATAAACTCTAACGGAGTTTTTGCATCGCCGTTAAGCATAATAAAGTTCCGCCTAATTTCTAGTCTAGAGTTTGTAGGGTAGACATTTACTGGGATCTCTATATCTTCCGGAAGTTCTCCGTACACTATTGTGGCAATAATGTATAATGCGATTGCAGTATGTTGCCCATCCCATGCTATGTATTTTCCGGGTTTTGAAGGGTCTTCGTATACCTGAATAGGCATAACCATAGTAGCTTGAAACTCATCAACAATCCTGCGCACAATATCCATGTCGAGCGGGCGCTGAAGTGTGGTGTCGATCATTACTTGGTTTAGTTTTGCTGGGATTGCACTACACAGGGTTATATCAGAGAACCCCTTCCACATTTTATTACGGCTACTGAAATTACTTACTGCGTCATTAAGTATGCTCTGCGTCCCTAGCAGATTAAGAGTCTGCACCAATCTTGATTGCAACGTAACAAAATTGCTGGCAATCGTGTCAAATTGGTCGTTTATTTGTTTTGCATATGAAGTGGTTGAAACAATGGTGTGACCAGGTGCCACACGTTTAGCGTTAGATTTTGTCATCTCTATCTCCTCGCCCTCTGGGCATTTAACGGGCATCATCGCCCTAAGATTTGACTGTAGATTGCTATAACCTACACGTATATTATACACGAATAGCTGTTTTTGTCAACCTTTATTTTCCTGGCTGTTATATGCCGATGATAAGTAATATTAACTACTGCTTTTTGGTACCATATAGCAGAGTTAAATAAATGTGTATTATGAAAACAAGAACTAATAATACTAAAAGACTACACCGCAAGGACTTTGCCGTTCTATGCGGTTTTTTTACGGCTAAAGGAGACGTAGCATGTCACGACGAGCTAGAAAACAGAAGTGTAATAAATACAAAAACCAAAAAGGAGATCATAATTTGAGAGTAATTGACGGCGGAGCGGCAATTGAACGACAACGCCAAAAAGAAGTAAAGATCAAACCAAGGGGATTTCACCAAGACGACCTTTTAGGTTACCTACAAGCTCAAGACATCAACATTGTATTTGCAGTAGGACCGGCGGGAACAGGCAAAACCTTAATAAGTACCCTAGCTGGCATACAACTATTAAAACAAAACAAAATTAACAAATTCATTCTTACCCGACCAGCAGTGTCAACGGACGAGGAACACGGTTTCCTACCTGGCACATTACAAGAGAAGATGGCTCCCTGGGTAATGCCAATTATGGACGTATTTGAGGAATACTATAGTCCAGAACAAATCGAATTCATGCTTAAAGATAAGAAAGTAGAGATTGCTCCGTTAGCATATATGCGAGGACGTAGCTTTAAAGATTCTTATATTATCGCAGACGAATGTCAGCTAACTACACCTAACCAAATGAAGATGTTGTTAACACGCATAGGTGAAGGTTGTAAGTTAGTAATAACCGGTGACTTAGAGCAAGCAGATAGAGGCAACGATAACGGCCTCAGAGACTTCTTGACCAGAATCGAACAAACTAACTCAGACAGGATTAAAATTGTTAGGTTCGATAACCAGGACATTGAGAGACATCCGGTTGTTACTGAAGTATTAGACATTTACAATAAGTAAACCGAAACATGCGGGCCGCTAACGCCCGCATGTTCTTTACATACTAACTAAATATTAGTATGATCCAAGTACCCTTCTTAGAATTCCATGTTTCCCATGCTTGTAACTTCTCATGCGACGGGTGTTCTCACTTTAGCAATTATAAACATGCCGAATTAGCAAGTCCAAAAGATTTACGTAGACAACATGCGCTATGGAACACGCGCATATTTCCAGAACGTATGATTCTGCTTGGTGGCGAACCTTTACTAAACAAAAAGATATATAGGATACTAATTGACACAAGGAGAGCGTGGCCAGCTAACCGCTTATTTGCTATATCTATTCCGTTCATATCTTAAATGACGTTTTGATTCGTTTAATTAACCGTGCCTTTCCTTTTGCTCGGTCGGTTTTACGTCCTTTGACCTTAATACCAGCCCGGTACTTCCTCTGATTACCATAGCGCCAGCCTGCGCGTGTGCGACTGAACTTGCCCTCGGCACCCATATCGTCGGCTTTCTTCTTTACCTTCGGGTCCTTAGACTCTACGTCATGAAACCGCTCGTAGTTAGCCTGGTCTCGATATGAATCACTCATTTTCTGTTTCTCCTTCTAAAATCCTCATACCGAGTTCAAATGCCAACCGGTTCTTAGTATCTGAAAACTCTGCCCAGAGAAACTCTCCATGCTTCCGAGCGTCCTTTGTCTCAACAGGATCCTTCTCGCCCTTAACGCGAGTAACTTTCATGTAAACTTCATAAGCGGTCTTTAAGCCCAACCTACCAAATACACAGAACTTCTCGCCTATGTCTAATGCCTCTACTCCGTCTTCAACAGTATCGTACTCTGGCAGTTCAATTAAGCCAAGATAATACTGGTACCGTCTTTCTAACCTCTTGTAATCTTCAAAATTCATCATCTTACCAACCCTCTGCGGCGGCCCGCTCTTCGTATGTTTTGGGATATAAAAGATCCTCCGACGGAAGATGCTTTTGTGTTTCTGCGTCAAAATAGTTTCCGTGGGAATGCCAAACCTCATCGCCAACTTGTCCCATTGATGTTGTCGAAATGTGGTGGGCCTTAACCTTATCGCCAGCTTTCAGTTTACTGTCCTCAGGTTTGTTGATAACGTTAGCACGTGGCCATTCCGAACTGTACAGCATTTTGATAGGACGAAATAGATTGCCGCCTGCTTTGCAGTAAATACCATGCTTGTCTTCACGAATTAGTGTCATGCGTATGAACCCTCACCTTCGCCAGCTACAAATTTAACGTGACCACAAGTACGTCTAAATCTGTATCCTTTACAGCTACAGGAAATTGTATTCTTTACAGTTACCGTATAAGGCGTATCACTACTGCCTGCAATAACGTTATAACGCCCAGGAGCAACTTTTCCAGCCACAGTAGATTTACTGACTGTAAACGTTTTCTTCCCGGACTTTGCGGTTTCGTTTATCTTCGGGCAATCCTTAGAAAAAGGACACGAGTTACATGCGGGATTCTTTGCACAATATTCTTTGCCAAAGTCAACAAAGGCACGTGAAAGGTTGGCCCACTGTTCCGGCTTAACTTCGCCCATAACCAAGTTGGTAATAGTTTCGTCAGATGCCTTAGGCGGAACTATTCCCATTCTAACTGCAATGCGTCTAACGTGCAAATCAACTGCAAAATGATTTTGTCCGTATACCCGGTTTAAAATGATTTTAGCATTGTGTTCACCGATTCCTTTAAACTTAGTGAGACCCTTAAGTGTAGATGGTACCGGGTTGTTATTGAGATACTCTAGCATCACTGCAATATTCTTTGCTTTGGTAGGAGCGAAGCGCAGGCTGTTAGCTTCGAGAACTTTCAGTATTCTTTTCTCGGTAGGATTTGCTAACTCGCCAATTCCAATTGCGGCCTGTACTGCATTCTCGTCGAGGCTTGCGGCTACGGCCATGTTAGCAATAACAACACGACGAGCATGTTCGGTGGTTCCCTTTCGGGTTCCAAAGGAACGTGCCTCGAGACGATACTTTTTATTTAATTGGGTTAAAAAATTGCTCACGTTTTGGCTCCATTTGTTAACTTTCTATATATACTATTATACAGCAATATTGGGCAAAGTCAACAATGGAAGCCAAAAGTAAATCAATAACTTACGTTGCGTTCATTGTAAGTTCAATAATATCACCGCTTTCCGTCATATTTTTGTATGTTCTCAAGCCAAGGAAGCATCTGCAAGTTCTCTTTATCTGAAATTTCCTCTACTGGTATCTGCCTCTCAAATCCTTCCCTCACAGTAACAATATGGTCCAGATGGTACGCTCCGTCTACGCCCGCCTTTCCCCTAGGAAAATCGTTAGGGTTGATTTCTTCTTTAAACTGCTGATAAGTGCGTTCAGTTCGTACAGCTACACGGTTTCTATATTTTTTGAAGTCACGGTAAATAGGATCATCACGATCTAATATCTCCATATGTTCTTCTTTACGTCTACCTTTATTCCAAGGAATCTGTCCGGTCTTTTTACCTTTGTTCCACGGTATTTTTTTATTCTTTGCCCAGTGGTTTCTGTTCCCTTCGGCTATTTTGTGTCCGTAATCTGCAAAATTTCTTCGGCCTTCTGCGTATGCCTTCTTTAGTGCCTCGGATTTTTTGCGTTTTGTTTCTTCGGTATCTTTATTACCTAAATTTGCAATAGCATTAGCTTTACCGATTTTAGCTTTTGTTTCTTCTGAAAGGACACCACCATAATTCCAATGAGATTCTGGACCTTTATAGTTTTCTTTAGCAGTTTTTTTTGCTTTTTCTTTTATTACAGGACACGCTACTGGTGTTTTGCTACATAGCCATTTTTTAGGTGTAGGGGCGTAATAGGTAGCTTCTAGTCCGCATCCTCGTTCGCATAGTTGAGTCATAAAGTAATTCCTTTTACTTTATTTATCTAAAACTCAACTAATCTTGCGCCAGACAGCAGAGCTCAATAATACAGGCCGCAAGGTTTATCTCAGGGTCCGAAACTAGGGCTTGTTTTGCCATGCCATTTCGTATAATAACTACTGCTTGATCTTGCTGGGTCTCACTGCTACCCCACAGGTCTAAATTGCGATACATAAACTTGTAAATCTCATCGTACTCTTCGGGTCTAGCTTGCGCACAAATTAATGTTCTAGCATCTTTGTATTTTCCTTCCTTGAATAACTCAACAGCACTAAGCATCCAGTCACTTGTGCTTTCATCGCCTACTTGTGGTTTTTGTAGTTTGTTGCCTACAACGTTTTGCTGTACTAAGTTAATACATTTCCTCAAGTCCGGATAAGATGCTTGTACATAAGTATCTAGTGTTTCTAAGTCTACGTCGACACCCTCAGTTATACAAATAGTAGCAAGCCTAGCAGTAAACTCAGTAATGTCTAGTTTCTCAATGTGGAATCCTTGGCATCTGCTGTGTAGCGCAGGAATAATCTTTTGCGGATAGTTACAAGTTAAGATGAAGCGACAATGTGTGGCAAACCTTTCCATAACACCACGTAGAGCCGCTTGTGCGTTAGGGGATAAGTAGTCTGCTTCGTCTAGCAATACGTAACGCATATCGCCAAAACCCATAGTAGACGCAAAGTTTGTAATTCTGTCTCTCACATCATCTACGCTGTTTGTAGAGGAGCCGTTCATCTCTAGGATGTCCATGTCGTTTACTTCTAACTCGTTTAGCAATACTTTAGCCAACGTAGTTTTTCCAGTACCGGGTGCTCCGCTAAAAAGCAGATGAGGCATTGCGCCTGAGGTTACCCAACCTGTTACTTGTTCTTTTTGTGAATTGTCTCTGAATACATAATCAGCTACAGTAGAGGGGCGATATTCCTCCGTCCAAAGTTTGTGCATGGTATCTCCGTGTTTTTATTATTATTTGTGTATTATACTTGATGTAGCAAATATGTCAAGACTAGTTTTCGCCGGAAAGTTTCCTTTCAGCTAGTGCTAATTTACGATCAGTAAGGAATTCATCTTCGGGTGAAAACGTAGGGCACTTAGCAAGTTCGTCCTCTACTAAGAATAGAATCTCGTACAACTTCTGCTTATTTCCCCATTGGACGAAGCCATCTTCATACGGATCAGTTATTCGTCGTCTAAGCCACTCTACTTCTATTTTAACATTATCGGGTACTTCGTACATGCTAATTACCTTTAGTGATGATTAAACCTTTTTGATTATGTCCAAGTATATGATCTTTTATTTTTACTTCTGCATTAAATCCGTTAGCCTGTAACTCACTAACTAACCAATCTAAATTATAAACAGCAACGAATAGTATCATGTCTTCCCGCGGAATAACAGAGGTACAAACTTCGCTGTGGTCTATTAAATATTTAAAACGTTCTATGTTATTAAACTCTGCTAAATTCGCAGACTTACCAAACTCTTGCACTCGCTTTCTTAAAAACCAACCTACACCGGAATAATCTACCACTGTAGTGACGCACTTTCCGCCGGGCTTTAATACTCTAACTTGCTCGCTTACATCAAACAACATTTGTTCGTATGTAGTGTGGCTGTGTACGCTATAAGCAAACACGTAATCGAAAGTATTAGCCTCAAATGGGTAACGTAGTTGTTCTTCACCTAATTTATTATATACTTGACTATACGCATTGTAGTGTATCCAATTAGCTTCAGGGAATTTAGTTCTTCCGTCGGCTAACGCATCAGCATCTACATCTATACATGTATAGTTTTTTATTTTGAAATTAGGATCTTTTTCTACTAAGTCATGAAGTAAGTTTCCGCTATTCCCGCCCACATCTAGTATTTTCGTGTCTGCGGGAATATCACCGATTTGGGTAGAAAAGAACGAGAGTCGTTCCATCCTGGGAAATTTGTACACGTTAGTCTCGAATTTTACGTTGTGCGTCTAAGTCGTGAGGGTTAATGTTATAGGTTTCAGGCTTCTCGTTGCTTGTGGCCAGACAGCCTTTTGGGTCTACTTTCCAAATCTGCGCCCTGGGTTCTAAGCGATCATCGTTAGCTTCTAGCCCTTCAGTCCAGCGACCATATTCTACTAACACCCATTCGCCTTCTGTTAGCCAATTTATGTCAGGGCCAACGGACAGCACTTTAAACCATCGAGGTACATTAGCACCTGAAGTTTTGCCAATTGTGCTTTTAATGATAATACCAGCTTTGGTAGTTACATCTCCGAAGTCACCGTCGGAGCATAGGATGTTATCGCCTGTTGCTTTTACTTGCATTACTTCTTTTTCCTTTTAGTAGGTTTAGTGATTTTGTCTTCTTCATTGTAATACGGAATCATATCGATGTCACCGTTAGGTAACTCGACTTCGTTGTAGCCCAACGGCTCTGGTAATGGCTCTACTTCCGGTTCTGCAAATTCGTCAGGTTCTTCTACAGGAGGAGCAGTGCGCACATTCTCTTGGGCAGTTTTAGCAGTTTTAATATCATCTAGTGGATGCGTTCCTGCGTTATCCGGCTGTAGTTTGTTGTTACCTTTTAAGCTAACTCTGTCGTTACTAGTAATAGGATTGTCTTTGATGTATTTACGTACCCTGTCTTCATTCTTTTGTATGATTGTACCGTTGGGTCCGAGTTTGTTGCCTCTAGCATCTACACCCATATTGCCCATAGCTGGGCGGTCACCTTGCTCGGCTATAAGTTTATCAAAGTCGATTATTACGCCTCTGTTTGAACGTTTCTGTACCATTATAAATTCCTTAAGTAAAACTGTATTTACCCAGTTTGCATCTGTTATTTCAAAAATTCTGATATATCTAATCCGTGCCTTACGGAGTCGATTTTATGTATGCCGATTAAGTAAAGCACGTAACTTGCTACGCTACTACCGCGACCTACGCCCCAAACTATATTATGTTCTCGCATAGCATCTACTATGTAAATTAATAGCTGGAGCATAGGGAATAATTCCCTTTCTTTAAACATTCGCAATTCCCTTTCTACTCTGTCATATATAATGCTATCGTTCATTATTTCGGGGATCTGACTTCGAACATATTGTTCTACGTCTAACTGTCGATAGCCCAGCGGAATGTTAAAGTCCCGGCTCCATTCGGGTTTTTCTAGAAGTGCATCCACTTCCAACTCATTACAGAACTGATTAAACTGGGCAGGGTCAGCAAACGGAATGTTGCTAATATCTCTTCTACCTCTGTACAGTATTTCAATACCGTCTTGTTCTGTTGCTATACTTTTATCCATGTCACATTATAACACGGTTGCTAATCTTGTCAACTATACTACCTTGGGATTCCATTTGGTTGTTGATTTAGCCTCAGCCAAATCAATTACTTCGCCTGTTTTGCCATCTAGTTTATTAAACAAGCTATCTACTTCGGCATCAATGTCATCTAGTATTTCTTGTGTCATGCTATGCATCTCTGGCGTTTGGTTAAAGATATCAACCTCGGCTTGACTCTCGCCATAGTTATCAAATGTCAGTGTATCATACCTACGCCACCACGGCTTATCCCAAAATGCCAAGTTGCCCATCCATTCTTTTTGTTCAGGCAGGTTATATTTAATGTCTTCGTCAGTCACTAAGTCATAGCCTATGCCCGTATCAGCGTCTGTCAAAGACAACTGATCCACATAAGTATTCTCGCCTGCTAGTACATTTATCTTAGAATGTATCGCTTCCAGTAATGTAGTTTCTGCTAAGTTAGGCAATACTAAAAAGTTATTATCGTAGTCAGCAAAAAACCGTTCAATTACTTCTATTTCCTCTAGCGTGTACATTAATGAATTGTTCAATACATTTTTAATAAAATAGTTAACTTTTAGGAATGATTTGTTCTGTCCTTTTGATGTGTTGTCAACACTTAAATCATCTTCAGATGGAATAGAAAACATTGTATAGGAAAGTTCATAATTCTTTATATCTAAAAACCTAGCTGATTCATCGACACATATTAATTTAATTTTGTGGGTCTGGTTTAGTCGCATTGATTTCATAATTTGTTATCCTTTAAGTTGCTTACATAACTACTCACAACCACGTCTAGTATATTGTCTCCGTAATCTGGCTCGATAACTTCTTCCTCTATCTCGCCTATGTTCATTACAGTGTCTTTCTCTTGTCCTTGTAATCGGGTTAGTGCCATTTTGTCGTTGTACACCGTAGCCGCCATGTCTATAACCTTACGCATCTGCATAAAAGTCCCGGAGCCGGGTTTCATCTTAAACAGCTTCTTGTTAAGCATTTCTATTTCGTCCATTAGTTTCTCAGCAGTTAATTCTTCAAACTTTTGCCAGTGGTCTTCCATTATCTACTCCATGCTATTTTAAATACTGCGAGATCTTCTTTGTGTTCGAACCTCACAATATTATTTCTTATTTGGTAATCCCACGGGTCTCGCAATCCTAAACCTTTCAGCAGTATATCTGCTTGCAGTTCGTCTGACCGGAAGAACCCGTCATCTACCCAAGCAGTTTCTGCCATGTTCAATTGGTTACCGCGTCTCTTCAACCACATGTCGTAAAAGTACTCTGTCCTTTCCGCCACCGTTGGATTAAGTTTACCGAATGCTCTTACCATTTCGTCGTCGGGAAATAGCTTCCTGTGTGCGTCGCTACGATTGTATTCTTTTTCGTCGTATATCGTCATAGTACTGTAGTGTTTCTTCTTTAATTTTTATGTACTGTTTCCGTTGTCTTACAATTAAATCTAAACCTAGGACGTTGCTAGTAGCATAGTTCTCTATGCTGTGGCTTTTTTCTGTGCCGATAGCCTTACAGTCATATCCTACAATTTTGTGTGTAAGATCACCGAAGTCTCCTTCTACTAGATCGTTAAATTCTAAAATATCTATGCTCGGCTGTAAACTTAAGTAACTAGTTAAGTTAAATATGTCGGGAGTATCTAATATGATTTTAGTAAAACCTACATCGTCGTTATCCTCTACGAAGATTGTAAACTTGTTAGAAAAAATATACTTGGTGTAAGGATCTGCAGATATGATTTTGTCAGCACCACGTTCTAGTAGCTCTAACAAAGATTTGTCGCTAGTGTCTAGCACTATGCCCGACATAGAACTTAACCCCCGTTGCTTTATTTTAGCAGGAGGAGATATCTCGTAACCTGAACTCATATTTTCGTTTAGGGCTAGATATAGGTTAAATGTTCTGTCGTCGTTATGTGCTAAGTAGAAGTCTGTATCGTCGTCGTGATATGCTTCAGGAAACAAATCTAATTCGTCTTCTCCTATAAGCAATCCTAACCCAGTAAATTCTACGCCTTTTGCTAATGTCGGATCTTCCCTTACAAAAAGAATTGATCTGTTTTGTATCCAAAAAGTAGCACCACTAATTTTGTGGGAACTCCTTGGACTGAAACCTAACATTGCTAAATGGTCATATAAAACTTTGGCTTCTATGTTTTCTGTGTTATAACTGAGTTCTAAAAATACTGCGTTTGCCATAATATCTACTACTCCTGTAACCGAGATTCTCTCGGTTACGTGTGCCTTTGTTTGATGCTACTACTATTTATAACATTAAGCACTATTAAGTATGTAGTTATCGCGCATTCATGATCTCATCGATAAGACCAAACTCCAATGCTTCTTGCGCATTGAGGAAGTTATCCCTACCCATTGCTGTTTCGAAGTCTTCGTATGTTTTACCTGCGGAGTTGTGGGTAACATAAATGTCAGTTAACTCCTTTTTGATACGTAGAATTTCGTTGGCGCGGATTTGGATGTCGCTAGCTTGTCCAGACGCTCCACCTAATGGTTGGTGAATCATATGTCTTGCGTTAGGGAGCATGTAACGCTTGCCTGGCGCTCCCGCGTTCGCTAGGAAACTACCCATACTTGCGGCTTGTCCCATGACAATTGTGCTGATGTCGGGCTTAACATACTGCATAGTATCGTACATAGCCATGCCTGCTGTAACTACTCCACCTGGGCTGTTAATGTAAAAGTTAATATCAGCACTAGGATCTTCAGCTTCTAAGAATAAAAACTGTGCAACAATGCTGTTACTGACTTGGTCGTTTACTTCTCCATTTAAGAACACTACGCGCTCTTTTAATAGTCTGGAGTATAGGTCATAGCTACGTTCGCCGCCGCTAGTCTTTTCAATTACGTATGGGATAAATCCGCTCATATTGTCCTCGTAGGTTGGGTTGATAATCGTTTACATTTGTTAATAATTGCTTGCATTCCTTTACCTTTTTCCTGACTAATAAACTTGGTCAGAGGAACAAAGTCTTGCCATTTTACTTCTTGTAACTCCTCAGTTGTAAGCCCGCTTAAGCAGTCACAAATAACTGCTCCAACGCCCTTCACAAAATAAGAA